GGGCCGTTAGGGATTTTCCCTAGTCCAACTGTGGACGTCGGGTCTTTCCCAAACAGCTAAAGTGCTGTTAATTGATGAGTGTAGTGTTGTCAAATGAGGTAGTTCTCATCAGCCTAAGTAATAAATTAGCTTTAACAATATCTACACTATATATTACATGTTATTTTTATTTACATCTATATACATACATGGTCCTGCTGTACTATATATTACATGTTATTTTTATTTACATCTATATACATACATGGTCCTGCCTAGACGACAGCCTTCTGTCCCACAGCCGCCATCAACAAGACCCTTAACCTTCTCAGGATCACATTGACTATTGGGCCAAGACGGTATCTGTCTATTCCCACCCTTATAGTGGGTCCCCCTGGCCTAGTTAGTCTCAGTTCTTCATAATACTTGCCTTGCAAGGTGTGCCCTTCATCGGGGATATACATTTTGCCAGTCTTGCTAGAAACTAGCCGGTCGGCATTGACAAGCCAGTTACCTTCTTCCTTCCCCACCTTCACACAGTCCTCGAGTAGTCTCTTGCTGGTGTGCCTTGTCCATATCCCCAGTGTGGACATACTCAGGTTTAAGTTAGCCAGCTTCTCAAAGCCAACTCTCTTCAGATCATGCAGGTTGTGCCCTACAACCTCCTTATAGGCCCCTATAGGGTCTCCTTTATAATAGTAAGTGGCTTGTTTAGAGGGGTCTACCTCTGGTTTTGACGATAAGGTCAACAGACATATCCTCCTAATTAAAGGGTTCCAGGAATACATTAGGAGGAAGCTGAATGCCACTGCCTTCTCATATGCGGCAGTGCCCCTCTCCCCACTTGAGTCTAGCCTAGTGGCCATTTTTGCAAGTACCGTGGCGGTGTTCCTGCCGGCCATGTAACCACTACTATTGTCTGACCATCTAACGGGGATTGGTGTGTGGGAACAAAACTCTATGTCTTCAAATCTGTAAGCCACCTTCATTTGGTCTCCTTCTAGTATTTTCTGTGGTTTGCCAGATTCATACAATATCTGCGCTCCTTTGCTGGCGAACTTCAGCCCCAGGCCTCTCTCTGTTATCAGAAAGCCATCRTCTCCGCAGACATGTATTTTTGCTACTCTGTTGAAGCTCCTGTATGGGACCCCAGTGCTCTCGCAAAAAGCATGCACCATAGTTAACACATTCAACATGCTGTTCCCTGCGCTTGTATCTGGTTGGCCACTGCCTCTCTGCCCCTTTCTTATGTAGACCTCACCATCAGCTGTGATCACTGGGACCTCGGTCATGTGTTCTGTTAGGGTGTCAATGAACTTGTGCCATTTGCTCTTAAAATAGTATTTTTGTATCCTCCCTATGAGGTGGAGGTCGCGGCTTGTTACCTGAGTGTCCCAAGCCTTTGTGTCAAAACTCACTGCTACCGGGTCGTTGAAGCCATCCCACTCCTTCTTTACTTTATCGAAGATTTGAAAAAGTGGGGTTTTTCCTTCGTACCCCGGTATCACCACAGGTTTTTGCTTGACCCATTTGTACATCACTTTGGTGATTGCCAATCTGACTTTAGCATCTGGGTACTGTATAACTCTTGGTTTCTTCTCATCCACTAGGTCCCCTGCTTCCCAGTCATCATTGACATCTCTCTTCTCATTCTTTGGTATGGCTGTCTCATAGTAATTGATCCTCTTCCCTCTTTTCAGATCTTTGACTATTTCTTCAACTAGGTTCTTCTCTGAAGCAAGCACCTCCCCTATATTTTTCTTTTCCAGGAACCCTGCTGCTCCTTTCCTGTTTATGCCCACCTCTAGTTCTTCCCATGACACCTCATCGTATTTGCCTTTTTGTTCTGGGACCTTAAGTGTGTCAAACACTTCCCATAACTTCTCGTGAAGATCTGGGTTCTGGGCATTTTCTTTCTTATCTATTTTATCCCTGATTGCCTGATGGAAGCTGACAGTGTCTGTTTGGGCTCTTACTACAGGGAGCTTCTCCATTCTAATTCCTATTGAAGTCATGATGGATCCTATCTGCTTGTTGTACACATTGTGTTTTCGTCCTTCCCGTTCCAGTTGTTCTGATAGTTTGCCCGGGTTTAAGATGTACCTCGTTCTTAAGTTCCCTTGGTGCTTCACTTTCCTTAGTATCCACCTATTATGGTCTTTTAAGTCAGCACAGCCAGTTTCCACCCTCATCTTATGCTCATTTAAAAGATCTTTTAATTTCAAGTATGCTTCATAAGGATGTGTTTTGACCCTTCTTGCTGGTATTGTACCCATATTTACATTGCAACTTATAGGCTCCCAGTTCCCTTGTGCTAGTTGGTATGCAGATGCTACATGTCCTTTGGTTTGTCTACCACCAGGGGGGCACTGCAGTAACAGTTCCTCAAATAAGGGTCTCAAATCATTCTCCTTTACTGTGTTTTGGTAGATCCAGCTGCTTAGTTTCATAGTATAGACTCTGGACCCTAATCCCTGAATGATCTTTGTGCTATCAGTGGCTCCTAATGCTTTGGCTTTTTCCTTTATCTGTTGTATGCTTCCAACCAGATGATACGTCCCGCCTTTGATCTGTGCATCAAGAAACACTGGCTCACTGGTGGTAAACCACTCCGGGACCTCTATGTCTTCTTCTGTTGGATTGAGTAATCTGGTGATCTCTGCCCGTGTTGCGTCCTTTGGTCTTGGTCTGCCCATGCTTAAAGCTTCTAATGCCTCCCTAGTTAGGAAGGTCCCTTTATAGTCTACTAGGTGGAGCAAATCCTTGCTCACTTCCCTCAGGGCTACAACCAACAGTTTCCCTTCTCTCATAAGGCCCCTTACCTCCTGCATACTTTCACCTTTGTATACCTTCACGTTTTTTGCTGTTTTCACCCTGTTTGAGGTGGAATCCTTTGAACCTAGTATGAGGACATAGGGCCTCCCGTCTTTCTCTTCTATTGCTTCCTCCAATGATTTGTCCTGTGGCACGGGACCAGGGAATTGCCCTCTTTCTAAGCCAATTTCGAGTTTATCCAGACCGGTAGCCCCTGTTTGGTTATCATTCAGCTCGACGGGGGTCACACCAGTTGTCATGTGTTCGGCCTCCCCGATTACGGTTATCCCAGCTGCTTCCATATTGATCACTACGCTTGGCTGCAAACTCGGGTCACCCGGGCTTTCAGGCAACACTCTTTCCCCAAAAGATGGCCTTATCGTTCCAACATCCTCGTTGACAAAGGTGTATGCTAGCCAGGTTGTTACTGTAGCTTGGGGTATTGCCTTTTCCTCCAATTTGTTCTTGTGGACTAGTTCAATTAGTCTCTTCAAGTTACTTAGTGACAGATCATATGTGAAGGCGCAGCCCTTAGCCATTTTTACGAACTGCACTTTATCTTTTGTAATGGTCGCACAGTTTCTTTCCACGAGGGCTTCGTGGTTTGGTCTGTCCCCAAGGTAAGCTCCTTTATACCCGGCTCCCGTGTATCTCTTTTCCAGCCTGGTTATCGTTGCATGGTCCACCTCCCACTTGTCAGTTGCAGTTACACTCTTTCCGTTGCTAAAGTCTACTCTTAGTGTGGCCCCTTTGTAGTACAGCTCAGCCTGTTTTTCCAGTTTAATTACCGGTTTCAACTCTGCACCATCTTTATCATAGTACCTGGTCACTCTTAGGTTTCCATAGTTTCTCCCTGGCCGGTTTCTACACAGGAATGGTCCCTTCTCCTCTAGTTTTACCATTTCTCCTGTATCCATCTTCCTGGACCTAGACTCATATCCACAAGGGCATCTTGTGACCACCAATACATAGTTTTCGTGTGGCAACCTTATTCTATTATCATTGGGGGTCCAATCACAACTAAAAGGGGCTGGTGCCCACCCTAGGACTAGATTCCTCACTTTATTGTTCAAGCCGTCACAAAATTTGGTCAGCAATTCCAACAGGTAGTTGCTAGACAGAGTTCTGATCTTCCCTTCATTATCTACACCCAGTAGTTCCACTGCCTCAAACATGATGAGGGTGAAAAGGTTCCTTCCAGCTGTTCTTTCCGCTAATTCTTTTGCCTCCCATTTTTTGTAAAAAATCCCATATAGGTGGTATATTAACCTTAAGGGGTTTCCAACTGTTTGTACTGCTTCAAACATAGCCATTATTATCTTCTCTGGGTTTTCCTTAACCAGCTCATCAGTAGCTGCCTGGTCCAAAAAATTTTTTACAAACACTTTCATTAATAGTGTCCTCTTTTGTTCACTTGATTCAATTGCATTATGGGCTGCTACAGCTCCCACCCCCAGCATCACAGCTATTCCCACCGAGACTGGGTTTTGGGACATCATTTCCATGGCTGCACTCAAGCCTGTCCCCATTAAGCCATCACTCCTACCTTTCCTTAATGCTAGGTAGGACTTATATATAGCAGTACTTAGGATAACCACACTTTCCAATCTGGTTGGAACAAACAAACTTAGGGCCTTCGAGGCATATGGTAGGTAGGCCAGGGCTGGCTCGACTACCTTTGCAAGGTTGTTATAATTCCAAGTCTTGTAGGTATATGTAGCCAGCGCTGACACTAGTAAACTGGCCACAAACCTCCTGCCCTCTTGCTGGGTTTCTGTGTCCCCGGGGAATGAGGGTTTGTTCATGATATAGTAAACTACCAAGTCCACTGCCGCTTGCTTGACATGAGCTGGCAGTGACTCCCCACCAAATGCCAACCACTTTATAACCAAGGTGGCAAATGCCGTTTCACTCCCCAGCCTGCCTGCTATACTCTTGTATAGGGCCGTATGGCACCCCCACAAGCCATACTTTATTATATCCTCTTGGCTTTCTTTCAGAGCTTCTAGAATCTTCTCCACGTACTGGTGTACCGATTCCATTGTTTCCTTCACTTTAGGTGAGTCATTTACTTTCAATGCTTGAGCCTCTATGAAGTCCACTCCCCTACTGGCATATTCCCTGGCTGCACTCAAGTATCTCTCTATGTCACCTATTGCCAGTTCTTCCAACTTTGTTTCTTTTCCATCCGTTCTGATTGCGTTGGGGGCATACTGGAGGTGGGTTGTATCCTCTAGTCTTTGGTCTTCTATGGTGTATATGTCTGTGACCACGGGTATGTGCCTCTTAGACAACGCTTGGTAGCCCACGTATGAAAACAGGGCTACTAGGAGGGCGTTTTCAGCTGTGGATAAACCTGATACCTGTTTTAGGGCTTTTCCTGTCTCGCTGGTCTGTTGACTACCAGGGTCCGGCCAATCTAACCCCAGCAAATCAACGGCCAAATCCTCATTTTCTGTGGCATATATGTACGCAGGCACGTCCTCCCCTAATTTCCTTGCATTTAGAAATGAGTAAGCCTCATATTCATTTGTCACCTCTCCATTTCTTATTTTTGGGAATAGCACAGGAACTTGTACCTCATAGCTATTATAAGCTAGCTGTATGGGTTCTGGGTGGTCAGTCCTGGCCATAATGTTCTTCACTGCAGCCGGGAGGTCATCTGATATCAGGAGATTGTTGAGGACTTCCAATTGGGTTATTAACAAGCTGTCTTCCTCATAGAGGCTCCAATCGTAATTCATTTCCCTAAAGGACTTTGTTATGTTTATGCCATCTTCTATTCCGTAGCGTTGAGCTTGCAGCAAGTCGTAGTGGTAGTCTTTCGAACCGGATGCAGCTTCCTGACTCCTGTAGAACCTGCCAGGTTTTACCCGTCCTACTCTACCCCGCCTCTGTGCCTGCTCACCTGCAGTCACTGCCATCCTCTTTAGTCCAGTTACTATGAATGGCATCTTAGATGATATCCTGACTCTTTTTTCACACTTCAGTCCTGTGTCTACCACTACGTCTAGATCAGGCAGGGTTACTCCTGATTCTATGGCATTTGTGGCAACTACTACATATGGTGATTGAGATGTGACAACCCTCAGGTTTGCTGGGTCCTCTCCACTATAATAATAGCCTGAGTTGTAACCCTTAGCCTTCAACTTCTTTGCCACCTCCACAGCCATATTCCTAGTGGGTACGAACACCAACATATTTCCCTTCATCTCTTCTGTTGGTATCTTAAGTCCAGCTATATCCAGGAAGTTTGATCCCAGGTCTTCCCCCTTCATCACTTCTGGGGCTATGAACTCCTCGATAGGGTGTTTCTGCCCAGTGGTTGTGACTGACCCAGCTGGAGTAGCGGTCATAGCCACGACTCTTAGGCTATCCGAAAACCTGTGGATCTTCCCTATTATAGCTAACTGTTCCGGAGTAGCGCAGTGGTATTCATCCAGGAAGATATAAGAGTATTCCACCATCGCTGCTCTCAATTTTGGTTGGGGCATTTGGCAGAAGTACCCATATGAGGCATATGTTATCCCAGTAGCCATGTCTCCTTCTTTCATCTCCCCTATTCTGAGGTTGAAGGCAATACTGGGATGCTTTTGTTTCATGTATTGGTATACTGACTCTGCCGCAGCCCGCAATGGGATTAGGACTAGTACCCTTTTGTGTCTTCCAACCTCCTCTATCACTGATCTTGGAAGCTCCGTGGTCTTTCCTGCCCCCGTGGCCAATGTTATCTGCTTGAATTCCCCCCTGTTCATTGCTGCTATTCTCTTTACCATCTCTGTCAGGTCGGTTGTGCTTTTTGACACTGTTTGTATTCCACTCATGAGCTTAGTGGGTTTAGACTCCTCATTCTTCCCAACTTTGACTCTTCCAACAACCCTGCCGCTGGATGCTTCAAATATGGGCAGCCCAGACCAGCCTTTTAAGTTCTTCAGATCAAAGAAAGCTGGTGTACCTGAGGCAGTCACACAAGTAAACTCCCCTCCTGTTTTCTGCAGATGTACCATTGCCCCTCTGGTCCCGGCTATGTTCTGTGCCTCTGGATTCAGCACGTAACACCTAGCACCTTCTGGGCAACCTGAATCAGTCTTTATACCATATTCGGTCTCATCTGTCATTTTGTTGTTACTTTGGCACACCACCCTGGTTCTGCCCATAGAGTCACAGACCAACAGGTCTTTCCCTGCTGTTACATGGTCTACTGAACTTATCCCTCCTTGGTGTGTATAAGCCCATCCTGTCTCTAACCCTCTCCTGATCTTTATTAGTGATGTAGGGAACCTGACCGGCGCTCTAGGAGTAGTCCCTCTGGGCATGATTCCAAAGAAAGCTGTCAATTTGTCGGCTATCCCAGTATGGCACTTCTCGTGGGATACGATCTTTTTGCACACCGCAGGTCCCCTCAAAACCCAGCCAAGATGTTCGAGGTCGCCTACTTCGGATCCCAGGTTCCCCACCATTAATAGCTTTACTTTGGTTGCCAGTATTGGTAAGTTCCTTAGGAAAAGCTGCCCCCTTGCTATGTACTGTAAATAACCTCTGGCTTCCTGCCTAAAAGGTCCGTCCAATTCTCCCTCTCTTATGAAGATCTTCTTATAATGTTTTTCTTCAAAGTCAGCCAGAGTCATTCCGCATGATATGGGCCTGCCGGAACGACCGCACTTAGGGCAACTGCCACCCTTCCAATCACGTCTCTCACATACAGTGCATAGGATACAGTGTTTACTCTGACTTAGCGAGGCAGCTTTGATCAATGTGATGATTTTTGGCATTCCGTAAATTTCTTCTTCCTCATACCACGCCCTAATAGTTTCATTTCTGATCTTGTGTTTCATTACCAAGTTCCTAAGCCTAGCAGACAGAATGAAAAACTTTTTAAGCCCCTTGCTTTCTTCCTCGTCCAGAGCCCAGCTCATTTCTATCAACCCGGCAATTATTCTAGAGAGTGTGTTGGTACCACCAGCTATCTCTTCTATCACTCTTCTGTGCATGAAATATACCAATTCAATCACCAGGTAGGTTAGATATGTCCACTGCCAATAATTGCTGATGCAACTTATCAACACACACCTCAATACCGGCAGTATATCACCCGTCTTTGCTCTGGGGCCTTGTCTGGAGGGGAACAAATATACCCCCTCTTCAGACCCATCTAGTTCATACACAGAATCCACACGTGTGAAACTTGTATCCCCTAGCCAACTCCTCTCTACATCCTTTTTCACCCTTCTGATGTAGTACAATTTTGTTAATTCATAGGTTGGTAGGACTAGGATGAGGGTCAGTAGATCTGCCCACAGGGTTAGCACCATTAACACGATTGGTGCGTTACTGAGGAATATTCCGGCTAAGTCCAGGTTCTTGTGGGTCACCAAAGTGGTTGTGAGAAGGTATATAAGTACTATGGGCAGGGGTCTCACATCAGGCACTGTTATCACAGGCAGTTGGTACTCCCCCACAGCTTTCAATGTCCTTATTATAAAAAAACCAGCTAGTAAACTTATTACACACTGTAACCATTGCTTGTATCTATAGTAACTGCTGATATAGGTATGGAGTAGCACAACAGCCATGACTACAGACAAAGCCATATCTAGTTCTAGCCACCCGGCACAGTGTCTTGTTTTGATACCTGTTATTATCACTACTGCAGGAATCGTTGTAGGGTCTCTTTTTACCATCAGGAGTATGCATACCATAGCCAGCACCACATAGAACCACATGTCAAGTCCATCCTCTTGGGTTGCCCTCCCATCATCACCTCTGACTATGCTGGAGAACATCAGGACTGCTACTATTATTGTCTTCCTTGGGCTAGCCGTAATTGCGTGGTAGATCAGTAGCACCCATTTCTTGACTGGTTCATCTTTGATCAGCAGGTATAGTAATAGGAAGTAAGTTACAACTTCAACGCTGTCATGCGTTATCATGTTTCCCATTAAGACCACCTCTCCCGGGTTCATCTGCTGCCCCCTAGCTCCTTGTTCAGTTGYCACGTAGTAAACTATTAGCAGCCAGAGCACATACCTCCCACCCAAGAGGGCCACCACGATAATCACAATGAACTCAGCGAAGTAGTCTTGATGGTGGTCTGTTGCTTCAAGGTCAAACCAGTACTGGTACTTCCCCTTCAACATATACTGTTGGAAGTAGTTATCCCTAGGTTCAAAATACTTGTTTTCGAGCGTTTCAGTCCAGTTGAATGTGCAAGCTGTCTTTGAAACTGGCCCCTCACTCTGTGTAATGTAGCTTGGCTTGCATGGCATTGGCCCCAAGTCTTTATTTAGGGCCAAGACTTTGACCTCCACCTTGCCTATTTTGCACCTTAGAGTTCCTTGTTCCGTTATTGCCACCCCATCTCTATTGCAGGTGGTGTCATCAACGTAACGGTAACCAGTCTCATTGGTGAGTCTGCACTTACCTAGTGGGAAGTGTGGTAGATCACTCGGTTCTTCAAATGTAAAACCACACCATTTGCAGTCCTTTACCTCACCTCCTTGGTACAGTACTCTATCTCCTGGTATGCACGTCCAGTTCCCACCATACAGGCATTCATATAAGTCCTCGCCTACAACCACCTGATCCAGACAATACCTCCTACGTGGGAACGGTCTATACCTTGTAAATCTCTTAACCACTTGAGTCTTCAGGGTACTGTCACTAACCATAGTGCACTCTATTGTACCTGTCCATCCAAAGGGGCACACCAGTTGGAAGGCCGGCCCATTTAGGAGGGTTGCGTTAAATTTCCCCCTTATTATAGGTGTCGAGTCACAGGGACATAAGCCAAACTCAAMATCATCTCCCATTTGGACTTCTTCTAAATCCTGTGGTTCGGCGACTAGAGTGAACTCCACAGATGTAGAGAGTGCCCTCTCGTGCACGGTGGCCAGGTATCTTTGTTTCTTCACACACCTCTTGTATACTAGAAAGCTCCCATCTACACAAGTAAGGTCAACAGATGAGTCTGTAATATGTAACCCTTTGATGTATGCATGCCACCTTGTAGTCAAGCCAGTGGGCCCCAATGGGCCTATCTCATTGGTCTCAGATATTGCATATTGGAATTCAGGCTTACAACTTAGGTCCCCCTGGGCCCCAGTTATCAATAATAGCCATATTACACCTTGCACTATCTGTCCTCTCAATATCTTGACTAGGCACACTAGAAAAGCTGTCGTGGACGCTGCGTTCCACATATTGGTCAGATCTTTCAATGCTCTCAGTATCAACTTGAGTACTTGCCCGATTTCCTCAAACGCGAGTACTGTGGCTGTCTCGTATGGCCACCATGAAGGTCTCACACAAACCCACTTTCCTAAGTTCCAGACGGAAGATGGCACCACTTCATCAGTCCTTAGGCCCACTGTCAGGTTCAACTGGTTCTTATCACATTGGTCTACTTCCTCATGTGCCTGTGGTATGGAAAAATGCAGGATCAAGTAAAGGACACTAGCTGATTCGGGTGCGAAGTCTGACATTACCACAAGTGCCAATATGGCCAGCTCAGATAGGTGGCCACCCATCTCGTGTAAGATTTTTCCATCGTCCCCGTTGGTATCAAACTTGCCTGGTCCCACAATCCTAGTATTCATAGGCAAGCAGGCAGGGGTACAGTTGTTAGTATACCACACATAACCTATCTTCCTGCTGACGTTACAATAAGGTGTTGCTGCATGAGCCCCGAACCATGTTTTGCTCTTATGTTCCAATTTCTTCCCCAGGATTCCTAGTTGCTTGCCTAACCAGGTGGTAAGCTTGGCAGCCCCTTGTCTAGCCCCCTCAATGGTATTAGTGGTCCCATCAACTATGTGTTGAGCCATTTCCTGGAAAACGCCTGCACACCCTATTTCATCGTAAAGCATGTCTTCAGCAGATATGTTGAAATTGCAAGGGCCATCGACTACTTCACCTGCGAAAGAGAATTTCTTACCCTTCTTACACCCGGTCAGGGTTGTGGGTCTGTCTCTGGCCTGCGTTACAACATTGATCTCCTGATCCTTGTCATATCTGCAGGTCACTGCACATTCTTTAGGGGGTGTGCCTTCGGTTAGGTTGGCTTGGGTCTTATTCATCAACCATATCCAAGGCTCTATGTTATACCAATTACACCAGCCATGTTTGTTCCATTCATGCCTCTGTAGCCTACAACAGGTGTAGTTGGTCTTCTCACTAGCATCCATCATACCATGTATTTGCTTTAGCTCTGCATCCGTGGCCAAGTGGGTGGGTACTCCTGAGCAGATCTTGCTAGGCCATATACCATGTAGGCTGCGGTTTACTCCTCTGATAAACATGGCATGTTGTATCCCGTTTGTACCATTATCTTTCAAATTCCATTGTGTTATGTTCTCTGTACCTACCGGTTGCCACAGGACCAAAGCCAGTATCGSCCATGCCAACAGGGCCTTCTCCAATTTTTTCCTCGACTGTTCTGGTTTGTTTTTGGTGGGGTATAGTCCATCTTGAGTATTCTTCCCTCTAACTTTTCCTTTTTTCTTTACCTGATACTTAACCCCTTCTACTACTATTGTTGCATCTGGTGGTTTGGTTTTGCTATCTTTTTCTGTCTCCTTTGGGCTTATCTGCATCTTCCCCTTYTGTACTCTATCCGGTTTGGCCTTCTCTTTTGGTCTTGCACCTGCTTTCTCATCTGAGCAGCTTGCCACCCAGATGGGGCTATCCAATATGTTGTAGACCCACTTCAACACGTCATGTCCTTCTCTCTTGGCTGTCTTCAACAGAATACAACCATCGGTACACACATACATGTGATACAGATTACCGTCACTTCCTGTGACCCTCCCAATTCTCTTGGTGACTTCACACATTGGGGCCTGCTTGAATTGCTCAAGGGGGGCTCTGTGATATACTGGACCAGGGTAATCCTGATAGAAAATAGGCCCCGGCTTTATGAACAAGCCACTCACCGGCCCCAGGCGATTGCCTGTCCTGCAATCACCTTTCCTTGGTAAATCGCGTATGCCCACTATCACCTCTTTCTCCCCCCTTGGGTGGGGTAATTTGAGTGTAGATTGGGGGTGTATATCACTTGGCTCCCCAAATAACACTGTCCCCGTCTTATCATACAGGGGCTCTTGGACCCCGGCTGGTTTTTGTTTGTATGTTTTGTATAAAAGTTCAAAGTTTAACAAYTCCATGTGCCATGTACAGCAGAGTTTTTATACTAGTGGTGTAGCAGGTCTCTGCAACACCCTATCAGGCTGTACTCCCAAAGGCTTGTATAACAACCCTATTTCACCCAAGCGGCCCCCGCCTGGGTTAAGATACACCGTGGGCACGCCCTCGTCCACATGGCATCTCGAGGCATTCCTTGATGCGTCGAACCATTGACGACTACCCCGTACTCGGGGCTTCGGTGATCCAGGGAGCTCACTGCCACCACTAGTCCCCCATTATGCTCGTCCTACTAAAGGTATGGTTAACCTGTTTCGGCCTTCGCCAGGGGATTTAGTCCCTAAACCAAATTATTAATTTGGGATACCCAATCGTACACGTCCACCTGAACTAACTGGGCGTATAC